AAACAAGAAAAAGAAAAGCAAATACGAAAAAAAAATTTAGATAAAAAAATGAAAAAAATAAATGAAATATTGAAAAAAATACCTAAAAATCCTAAAAATGAAGAACGAGAAAAAGAACGAGAAAAAGAACGAGAAAAAATAAACCAAGAAATTAAAAATAGTAAAGAGAAAACAAAAAAAGATATACAGTTGATAATCAAAAAAAGTATTCAGTTTTACACTGAAAGTTTAGGCGAATGGGAAAAAATACAAACTGAAAACAATGAATCAATTTTTAATACGATTGACAAGTTTCGACTATTATCGGCTGGACAAGTTCGATTAAAGAATGAATGTAGAATCGAAATTAGTAGGTTAAATGAATTAATTGAAGATTTAAATGAAGAATTAAAAGAAATTTTAAAAGAACCTGTATCTTCTGATTCTCGTAAGTCTCCTTCTCGTAAGTATAATCGTAAGTCTCCTTTTCATAAGTCTCATTCTCGTAAGTATACTAGTAAGTATCATTCTCGTAAATCACGTAAGTCTCCTGGTAAATCTCCTCGTTCAAATAAAGGTTTTTTGAAAGGTTATCTACACAACAAATCATACTTAAATTTTTTTGAAAAAAAATCAAGGACACGACGTTTATTAAACTAAATATTTAGGCGAATGGGAATAATTATGGTTTGTTTTTACAATATTTTGATTACATATACTTTATTCACGTGGTCCACATAAATATCCTCTTTGCAAAAAATCTCCAATAAAAAAGGATAATATTTCAACCAATGCATATTTGTCTGAAAATACGTTTCGCACGATTTTATACCACATTTCCCCGTTCTATCCCCCTCATAAACCTTAATATATAAAATGCCTCGATGAGGCATTAGCGACCAAATACATAAATCTATATGAAATCTGGCCTCCTCTTTGTCAAATACGTATTGTCCATCATCCTCTTTTTTCACAAGAACATTGAGAATTGAAAAAGAAGTCACAGTATCATATTTACAATATGTCAATATATTATGAGTTGGTAAACAGGGATTATATACTGTATTTGAAATGTCGAGTAAATTCTCGATTGCGCTAATTATTGTGGGGTCACCACCAACATCGAGATTCTTGGGTCCTATATAATATGCTTTCGATAATTCAATAAATGCATTTATTCCTTTTGTATTGTCAGACATTTACCATATAAAAACGCTACAAAAAAATAAATACAAAATAATTCTGTATTTATTTTACACATATCACACACATATCACACACATATCACACACATATCACACACATATCACACACATATCACACACATATCACACACATATCACACACACATCACACACATATACAACCAAAATACCGCAAAACACAATCCAAAATACACTGTTTGACCGCGGCCGGCATTCAAGCCTCCGTATACACTGGCAATTCATCAATATTCAAAATATCGGCATCGGAATCCATTTCGTGTATCAAAAACTGTGAAAAATAGGGAAATGACAATTGCGCTTCCGGTGTATGCGCATGAACGGTACGAGCAATCATTTTATACAATTTGAAATTCGGATACCGTTCCTCCCCATTCTTTTTATACAGGACGTTTTTCCCATTATCATCCTGACACCATCTTATAATGGTCTTATGCAAATCATCTGTAGGACTAATATTGTAATCCACTATAAAATCATAAATGGAACATCCTAATCGACACAAATCAAAACTCATATTGGGGTCTAATCGGGGTTTCTTGGGATTGAAAAAGGGTTCGCAATTGTATTGAGTAGATGCGTCTCCATCATGGGCAAAACTGTCACTACAGAATACTTTGCCTTGATATTTATAAATGGCTCTGCCAAAATCAATGATTTTGTAGATTTTTCCATAAGTCGGGACTTCGTATACTTTACCGTCGTATTTATAATACAGATACGGTTCATCCGTAGAAACATACATAATATTATTTGTATGAAGATCATTGTGGGTCATAGAGAACATTTTTTGATAGATAATCAGAGACATGATGACTTGCATAAAAATACTGGCGGCGACTTTCGAATCCAGATTCTTATTTATGATAAACTCGTCCAATGTTCCCTCGCATTTTTCTAAACAAATCATTTGAACGGGGAAGTTTTTAATGTATGCATTCAGAGAATCTTCGTCTTCGTATCCACTTTCGTCGCTCGAATTAACATCATCCCATACTTCTTCTTCGTCGTCCGCATCTTCCGCATCCTCCTCTGCATCCTCCGCATCCTCCCCCTCTTCCCCCTCTTCCTCTGCATCCTCCGCATCTTCCTCCGCATCTTCCTCCGCCTCTTCCGCATCCTCCGCATCCTCCCCCTCTTCCTCCTGACCATCTGCAAGAACATCATCGTCAAGTTCCCCATCGTTGCACCCCTCGTCATCGGAATCCAATGTGCTATAACTAAGTTCGCTATTATTCGAAGAATTTTCCGAAGATTCATCGTCGTCTTCCACAGACACCTGTTTTTCATACACCAAATCATCCGGCGACATAACAATCGTCGCATCGCCCTCGACCACTACAGAATCACCTGTTTGACCATTCTCCTCCACGCCACAACAAGACACTTCTTCGAAATCCAATGTAATACAATCACCTTGTTCACCATCATCAATTTGAAGTTTACACTTGTTGTTTCGCGAACCATAATTCACATACGAATCCATTTCATTCGCATCAATGTCATACAGGGTGCCCTTGTTTTCCGTGAAAAATCGCGACTGATTCAAGTATTCAATATCATCCACAATGTCGATTCGAAACCGGTCTTGTATTCCCAAATAGGAACCATAATAATCAATCCCGTGTTTGACACCGTGATTGTTCAATGTCTGACTGCTCAAATAACAGAAAAAATTATCGATATAGGATGCATTGTACACATTTGTGAGTTTATTAATTGACGCTTCTTTGCAATCATATTTAGGCAATTTCCGTGTATTCGGGTTTTGAATATCGTATTTTCCAATCAAGAATCGAATGGGGTCCAACAGGGGCGAATATTTGAAATGGACCGGGATTTGCACCTGGGTCGGTGATTCTTTCGTAATATCAATCACTGTATTAGAATCCACTGCGTGATATTTGTGATTTAGAGAAATACAGTCGTAATTATTGTCATTCAAAACAAATAGGTCGTCATACAGGGGATTATATTGTTGGAGTTCAGAGATTCCCTGGGTTTTCAATGTTTCCGTAAATTGTTCTAAATCTTTCGGAAGTTTCTTGTAATAATCAATCTTGAATTTAGACAATTGCATTATAATATAATAGACAAATAACAAAAAATTTATGTTTATTAAACGTGTCGCGACTCCCCCCCACAACCAACCAACAGGGGGTAGGGGGTAGGGGTAGGGGTAGGTGGGCGCCCGCAGGGCGCCATATACAAAAATCCCTGTAGGACAATATCGCCGTCGGTGGCCACGTCTGCCCCCGCCCGCCCGCCCGCCCTCCGGCCCTACGTTTATTATGAAAACATCTAATGTTATTTTAGTATATAAAGAAGAACATTTTTAAAGAGAAAATGACATTAGAACTGAAAAAATTCGATATGCGTTCAATTACGTTTCGACCCGATGAAAACAAAGGACCGGTGATTGTAATGATTGGACGTCGTGATACCGGTAAATCGTATTTGGTCCGCGACCTGTTGTATCATCATCAAGATGTTCCTATAGGAACCGTCATTTCGGGGACAGAAGCAGGAAACGGATTTTATGCGAAACATGTCCCTAAACTATTTATTCACGAAGAATACAATTCGATTCTAATCGAAAATATCTTGCGCCGACAAAAAACGGTTCTCAAACAGGTGAATAGCGAAATGGAACAGTTCCGCAAATCGACCATCGACCCCCGTGCATTCGTTATCCTGGATGATTGTCTGTATGACCAAACGTGGACCCGTGATAAATTGATGCGAATGCTTTTCATGAATGGTCGTCATTGGAAAGTCATGTTGATTATTACGATGCAATACCCTTTGGGAATCCCGCCCAATTTGCGAACAAATATCGATTATGTTTTTATATTGAGAGAACCCTATATGACCAATCGCAAACGTATCTGGGAAAACTATGCGTCCATGTTTCCGACATTCGAAAGTTTCAATTCGGTGATGGATCAGACAACTGAGAATTTTGAGTGTTTGGTCATAAATAATAATTCGAAATCGAATAAATTGAACGACCAGATTTTTTGGTATAAAGCCGAACAACGACCGGATTTCAAATTGGGTTCGAAAGAATTCTGGGAAATTTCGAAGAATATGACGGACAATGATGAAGATGATGTGTATGACCCCAATAAAGGGAAAAAGAAAACACAACAGATTAATGTCAAAAAGACGAAATGGTGAGTGGGTGGGGGGATGAGGGATAATGTGTTTTTGTCCTACAGGGTTATTTTGTTATGGTGTTCGAGGGGTGGGGTATGGGGGTTTGGAAAATTATTTATTGTATAAATAATTTTGAAATGGAATGTGAAAACCAAATTTAACGACTGCGACGTTGTGTCTTTCTCTTGTTCTTTCTTTTTCCGCCTTTTGATTTTGATTTTGTTCTTTTTGATGATAAAAAACTTAAAAAATTACCAATGTTACGACGAATACTATTACTACTACCCTTATTTTCAAATCTATACCAATAAAAATTATTTACACTATTCTTGTCAATATCATTGTTTTCAAAGGAATAATTATTATTTTCAATACCTTGATATTTTCCCAAAAGTATTAAATAATTCGGATTTACATTTTTTTTTTCATCATAATTTTGAATATGTGTTGATTTATTTGATATATATCCATAGTTATCATCTATATTTAAATTTAATTTCGAAAATTCAGTTACCACTACTTCAAGAGGTTCACCAATTGATTTTAAACTTTGTCGTTTAGGATAAGGATAAGGAGACTTTTTTGACATTATATATAATAAATATATAATATAAAATTCACAAACTAAAATCCCGGTACATCGGTAAATACCTGTGTGGTTGCGGAATTCAATGTTTTGCTTTCGGTAACAATATTGAAAAATTCTTGGAACGAATCGCCAAACAAAGAGAATACATAAACACCTACAAGACTCGAGACGAAAACCATAAACGCATCGCGTATAAAAATCTTTAATGGTTTAATCTGTTTGTCTAAATATTTCATTTCCAAGAATTTGAAAAGAGAAAATAAAACGGTGGTAATAATGGCCGGAATTAAAAATTGTTCCATTATTCAAATATACATCTTGTATGATTATTCTATGTGTATTTTTACGCATTACGGCGGCTGCGAGTTGTTTTACGATTCTTTCGTTTTAATCTTTTTGAACCGCGTCTCTTTCTTCCTCCTGAATTTTCGGTTACATCCATTTTTTCATAATATTCAGTGACTTCTACATTATTAATTTGTTTTTTAATATAACTTGAATTAAGTAAATTGTAATCTTCTTGTGAAATAAGTTCAAATTTTTCATTATCCATCATAAATTTTAATATCTTTTCTCCAAATTTAACTACTGTACATATACTATTTAATTTCTTTATTTGTTCTTTAATATTATGTAAACTAATATTAGCATTCATACGAAGTTTATCATCAACAATTTCTTTTTTTGCAATAATCATACCAGTAGATGAAGTGAATACTGAAATAATAAAATCAATTCTAAATTTTTGTAATGAAACTTGATTACTTATTTTTTCATAATCATTATCTTTAAAATAACCTTTTACTTCTTCTTTATCAAATTTTTCAGTAACCGTATGTGTTAATTTATAAAATCTAAAACTGGATAAACCTCTTTTTGAAAAAAATGTTTCTTGATATTCTTGTAAAATTTCACCAATATTAATAAGAAGTCCAGAATTAGAACTTTCATCAATTGTATTTTCTTTATTAGATAAAAAATCAAACGCAGTAATTAAATTTTTTGTTTTTCCATTTGTTTTAAATCCATTTGTTTCATTTATGTATCTGTTCATTGTATCTATAACATCATTGAAAGGTTTTTCAACTGTAGGTGTTAAACTATTATTTTCCATTACAAATTCATTTTCGTTCCAATCTCTCCCACCTTTCAATATGTTTAAAAATTGACCTTTAATATGATTAAGTTCATCTGGATAATAATAAAATTTTATATTAGATCGACGAATCACGTTTTTTTGTTCAAATGCCACATTAGAATAATCATCACGTATTATTTTTATATTTTCTGGATATTCTTTGGTTTTATCTATTTCAATAAAACGATAATATTTGTTAGTTTCTCGTTCTGTTACAAATTCAACAAGATAAGTATGGGTTGTTATTTCAACTTCAGCTGTATTGTCATTGTCATTTTCTTCATTCATTATATATAAAATACTATATTTATAGTTCAATAATATCACCCAACAGATTATCATTTGAAAGTCCTAAATCGGTAATTCCTAAATCCGTAATTCCTAAATTATTCATATCCAATGTATCTGTATGAATTTTGATTCGATCATCATCCGCATCTTCTTCCTCCAGTTTTCTCTGAATCGCACGAGATGTACTAATTTCTTCCAATCGTTCAATCGATTTGGGCGCAACCACTTCTTCCACTTTATCCTCCCCATTTAAAACACGGTCTATATCATTAAACGACAACCGTGTCATTACCGGTTCATTATCCAGATTCTGTATGGTCGGAACGACATCCGGCGGTTTTTCCTCTTTGTACTTCTCCTCCAATTCTTCTATTTTCAAACGGACACCTTCCTCGTCGTGATTGTCAACCTTAATATTTGAACTCGACCGAGTCGCATCTTCCTCTGAACCCCCGCTTTCCACTACAGGCGTATCAATATTCTCAATAAACACCTCCTCTTCCTGTTCAATCGATTCGTCCATATAGGCACGAATAATATCCTCGACTGGAATCGATTCGCGAACCGTCGTCAAAATACACTCTTGGACAATGACCTCCAGTTCTCGCGAATTCTTCTGTTGTTGCAACGGCGTAATGTTTTTTTCAAACAGGTAAATATTCATGTAGACTTTACGAGCCACGTGAATATACACTTTATGAATAAACGCGTCCAGTTTTGGAATGGCAATGTCAATCTTCTTCTGTTTGTTTCCTACACGAATACTCGTCAAGACCTTCAATTGAATAATATGGACACACGTAATCAAATCTTCTAAATAGTTGCATCCACTACGGTCAATGATGCGCTTACGTTCTTCTTCCACAATAATCGAATTCCATTTGGGAACACGGCAAAGCAAATTCTGGAATGTCATCAAATATTTCACCACTTCGTCTTGCTCTACACACAATTTCCACGATTCATTGAATATCGATTTTACACCTTCTATTACTAAAGGCGTAAAAATACTCACTAAATGACTACACCATTCATTTCGGGCTTCGTGCAAATTCGAAATAACAAAATCGTCCATTTTGCAAATTCTATGTTCTTAAATATACGAAATATTATTTAAGGATTTGTCTAAACGCAAGAAAAGAAAGTCCAACAGAAAAAAAAGGATGAGTTTTTCACATCGGAATTCTGATTTTATTTTATTGTAAATAAGGACCAATTGTGTAGTGTCGTCACTCGTGGGTAGTCCTACAGGATTATTTGGGTTTGGGTTTGGGTTTGGGTTTGGGTTTGGGTTTGGGTTTGGGTCTGCATCGGTCGTGGTCTCGACCCTGGTTTCTATGGGCCGCCATTCCTTTTTCCAACGAATCACATCTTCCGCTGAATATCCCTTGTCATACAGCAAATTCGACAATTGCAGAATATATGGATAGGTTCTCTGAACCGAAGTCAAACACAGAAATCCCTGTAGGACATCCATACGTTCATTCATTTCTTGAGTGAAATTATATGTATTTTCAATCCGTTTTGTATGCAAATTGACAATACGCCCCGATTCATTCAGAGTATCCGGAATATATATTTCGCAGAATCGGGAAAGAATCGGTTTCAATAATTTGTTCTTGTTTTCGACGACAATGAAAAATCGGGTATTCAAACTGAAGATTTCGATACAACGTCGGAGCGCCGATTGTGCATCGATGGTCAAATAGTCGGCATTGTATAAAACGATGGATTTAAAGAGGACACCGCAACTAAATTGTATATTGGTTTTTGCAAAGAATTTCAATTCATCGCGAATGAATTTGATTCCTTTTCCGTGGGCACAATTGACGGTCATTACATTGCTCTTGATTTTCTGTTTATCATTCCCGTAAATTTTCAATAAAAATTGATTGACAATGGTTTGTTTACCCGTTCCGGTTGAACCGTGAAAAATAATATGGGGGATTTTTTCGGATTTATAGAATGCGTCGAGTTTATCGGTAATTTTTTCTAAATCGGTCATATCGGGGATTTTGCGTAATGGGGGGTTCTGGGGTATATTACAATACTCTTTTTATGTATTTTTTATGGACCATCCAATTTTATCAAACATATTGATTGTTTTGTATTTTTCAGAGAAACGCGATGTTGGAATCCCGAAACCGTTTCTTTGTCAATGGTCTGTTTGATTGTCGCTAATTTCTCCACGGCCAAATCGAACCATTTGCGATTACGTTCTATGACCACACACGAAAATTCGTGTAGGTACCAATAGAGAGTGTCAAACAGTGTATGTCCTTGGTCCATATGCGTGGCCACTTGTTCGTTCATCCAATTCTGTATTGTCTCGGGGTCCAATTTGACCCATAAAGGCATATATTCGTATATGGGCATCTGGTTATTCGTATCGGTAAAATACAGAATCACACCGCGATATTTGTTTCCCTGTGGCGACGCCGCCCCCCCAGCCGCCGAATTCTCCCCAATATCTTGGTAAAATTCGGTGTGGGTATATTCTTTAAACCGGGTTTCTACGAAATCACAGACATTCAAATCACACGTCTCTAATTGCACTTGGACTTGAATCCAGTATTTGTCGGAAGGAATGCCCGTTATATCGCGATTCACAATGTTTTTGATTTCCAACATACGGCCATAACGGGGACTGGCGGGTTCGACGTTAATACCATCCGGCGATGCTCCAATAAAGGGGAATTTGGGGTGTTTGATACATCCGAAATCTTCGACGACTGTCCCATATTTCGCTTCATAAATCATTCGTGTAAGTGGTTCGTATTTGTTGCCCCAATGCATAGGCGATGCCGTATTGCAATATCCCAAACCTTGTTGATATGGCTGTAGGACAAACGGTTTACATTTCTCAGTAATCAAACTATTCTGTTGGGCTTGTGAACCGAGCGCTTTCCAAATATTACTGGCGGTTATCAGAGAATGGCGTTCGCGATACCATTCTTCGGATTTCTGTGCGGGTTGGGGTTGCACACGCAGAAAATCGATTTGGGACCGTATCTGAGATGTGGTTATACTGGTCTGCGAATTGTCCAACAGGGTTATTCTATGGGGTCCTGCGACAAACTCGGGGATTTGCATCGAATCGAAATATATATCGACCCCGTCTTTGCATATTTCGATAATATCTTCATAATGGTTGTAGGTGAATATTTCGGATTCAATTAGATCGTCCAAAATAATATCGGAAACGTATTTGGTCATTTTATCTTTGAATCCGGAAAGTGACATTGTCAATCCATCGGATTTCAAGAATTCGTCACACAGTGAATAAATGGTTTCTTGCAAATCGTGGAATTCTTCTTCGGAAATGTCAAACAGGGTTATTTTGTGTTTGGTGGCGTCCGCCACCGCTGATGCCGATGCCGTTTTGGAATGGTGGTCCATAGGATGGATCTTGGAATCACAACCATCGTCGGAATCCGTGTTGGACTGCTCCTCCTCCTCTGAATGTTCGACTTCGGTTTTCGCATCAGTGGTTGCTTCTAATTCCGTATCTGTTTCCGTATCGGACGTAGATTCAGTAATATAATCGGAATCGTTATACATATATATGATTTATGATAAATATGTATTTACATTGTTTTGTTTTCATAATCAATTTTATGGTGGTATATTTTTATTTTTGTAATCTAAAAAAAATAATTTGAAAGTGTTTTATTTGAACGTGTTTTATTTGAACGTGTTTTATTTGAATGTGTTTTATTTGAATGTGTTTTATTTGAACGTGTTTTATTTGAATGTGTTTTATTTGAATGTGTTTTATTTGAATGTGTTTTATTTGAATGTGTTTTATTTGAACGTGTTTTATTTGAACGTGTTTTTATTTTTTTATTTTTCATTTTAAAAAAATTTTTTATTTTTGAAATTATATTTTTTTTTTCGTATTTTTCTTTTGTATTTTCTTTTACATTTTCTATTATTTCACTTATAATATTCAAACTGTTTACAAGATAGTCATCTTTATCATATGGTTGTGTATATTGTGGTTCTGTTTTTACAGAAGATTTACTTGCCAATTTTATTTTAATTGTTTTACTAAAAATTTCGAGATTTTTTTTATTTTCTTCATTATACCGGTCCAACCATTCTTGATCAACTTCTGTATCCAATAAATATTTATCATTCATTTTATTATTACTACTACTATTATAATATTTATAAGAATCAATTTTATTTATTCCGCCTAATATACCTGCTATTAAACTTACAATAGGATTAGTAGATGCAAACATGTTGGAAACACGTTGTAAAAATCGTTTTTCTTGTTGAATTATTTCAGTTTGACCACAGTAATCTGGTCGAAAAAATGTTTCAACTATTCGTACATGCATTTGAATTGTAAAACCCGATATTTTATTTCTATTTATTCTATATGACATAAACATTGGTAATATTTGGGATAATCTATCAATTCTTACATGTGGTAACACATCCGGATGTTGCATATAATATGAACAAAGATTTACCATAATAATGTTTCCAGTTACTCGCATTTCTCCAGCTGCATAATAACGAGTTAAATTATAACCTTGTAGGATAACTTCATGAAAGGAACCAATTCCATAAGAAGATGGAGCTTTCAGCATATACAAATTTACTTCTCCCAGATTATCTGCAGTTGAACCAATGACCCATAAATATATTTGTGAAAATGCATTTAACGTATACGGAAATTGTTCATTTATATATAAAGTTAAATAATCTGACCTAATTTCTGGATCTTGAAAAAGTTGTCTTGATTCTTCAAGTGTGTAATCTGTACGATAAAATACATATCGGTCTGGTTTATCATTTGCCATTAAAATAGGTAAGGTAGTTCTTTGAACTCCGATTGTTATATCAAAAAAATTATTTGGATTTAAATATTGAAATATAAATGAACTATTATATGGTGCAATAAACCTATAATTAGTTGGTTGTTCAATAATCATTACACGATTTCGAAAATTCATTAATTGGTCCAAAGTGTCTCGACGATGTATTCTTTTTAAAAATGAAATATTAGAACGAGTTACATATGTATTTGTATAATGTTCAAATGCAGTAGTAAGGCTACCAAATTGAGCTATTATATTAACTGCAAAATCTCGTAAAAATTGATACGACCACCAGCCACCTTGATCAGGAAGAATCTCATCTAATTCCATTCCAGGTGTATGTGTAATTGTTGTACGTCCAAAATCAATTAAAAACACTCTCATATTATGAATATAAGTGTAATTTTCTAAACATAATGCGTTTCCTAAATGAGCGTCACCATGTATATAACCAAGCTGTTTTAGACGTAAAATTTGATATAAATAATTTAACATTGCATTCCTTTTTCTCATTGTAGCACCATCAATAAAAGGTAATGTATCGTATGGAATAGAAAAAGGAATAGGAGTATCATGATGCCATTCTGGAATAATAGTTTCTACTGTTCCTGCTCCACCATTTTCCATAATTATAATACCAAATGAACGAGGAAGATGTTGATTGAATCCATTAATAAAATCTCGCATAACATTTAACATTGCGTTAAATCTATTATTGTTAGTAGGTATTTCACCTATATCAACAATTCCGGAATAAATTATACCTGGACAAATTGGTTCAATAAAAACATCTAATGACCTTTTAAATATATCAATTTGTGTGTTTACTTCATTCATAAAAGTAGCAGTCGTTACTACTTCTTTATTTTGATACATATCATCATCAGTTGATATTTGTATTAATTTAATCAAAATATTATTAACGTCTGAGATTACATTGGGTTTTCCACCAGATAGTTCTCTATATGGTTGATTAAGAGTCGCCATGAATAAATATCCACCTACAGAATTTGCTCCAATATTAGCTACAGTATTAATATTTGCAAAGATTCTTGCTAAGGTTGCATCTATTTCTGGTATAATAACTACACCACCCTTTATTATTGATGTCATATATATATATATATATATATATATATATATATAAGACATATAAGAAGAAGATATAAAATTGTATTTCCTAAATAATTGACCACATACGGGTTGGATTTCAGAGACGTCATTATATCCGGCATATTACGGTCCATATTTAATCCCGAATATAGTTGATTCGCCCCGTCCATTCTCCCCATTGAACCAACCGATGGTGTTTGTATCGGCAAGGTCGGCTGCAATTCGCGTTGATTTACCAAATAAGATTCGGATGGTTTCGACGTCATATTAATATTGCCCTGCATCAGAGACATATTTCCTTTGGGAGTATAACCCGTGTTTTGTACTACAGATGATTTATTCTCATTATTTGTCTGAGCATATTCCGAATCATATGGCCGGATACTGCGCTGGCGGTCGCCCGCACTCGATGCACCAACATACATATAATCGGAGGTCGATTGGCGGTTCGTATTGACCGGCTGTTGGACACTCACTTCATATCCACCGCCGTGTTGATTCGCATTGACATACATATGCCCAATGGATTCCTCGGTGGTTTCGCGAATGGTCGTCGGCATTTTATCCGCCGGATTAAAAATATACGACTGTGAGACAGTTGCACCGGGGTTCTGGTAGGGTCTTAAAGTACCAATCGTATTTTCACGGCGGGATGGTCGCAGGATGTCCAACAGTGGTGCTATGGCTGCACCGATGCCGCCGCCGATCGCGCCGAAATAATCCCCCGATTTATTGGACGAACGATTGTTGGGGAACATTTGCGCGGTTTTCACGCCATAATCCGATGCGGTCGCGCCATTACGGCCATTGGCATTGGCAATTCCTATAGGAATTTCACCTAAATCCATATGTTTGGAAGGCATGTATTCTCCGTCGGATGCGTATAGAGCCGGCGCAGTGGATTTGGCCACACCCGCATAATCCGTCGTGGTTTCGGGGCGATTCACGTGGCGTTCGACGGGAATGGCATTCATTGTGTAACCCTTTTCCATACCTGTTGTAGTGAACCAGCGGTCCTGTGTGTTTTCAAAGACCGTATCTGGCCGGTTTTTCTCTACTCTCCCCTGCATTTCAACCGTGGCTTGGCTGGGAATATAACTAATGGCGGGACCTTCGTATCCATATGCACCTAAACCGGTTGCTTTTTGTTTATTGTCCACGCGCAATTGGTCGGCGGTTTTGGGCAACCACATTTCGCGTTCCATCATGCCCGAATTGAATCCAGCGGATTCGCCGGCTGCACCCAAACCGGGTCTTACACGTTCTTCGGTAAACGGTTTCACATTCGACATTTTGGTGCTGACGTTCATACGAGATTGGATGAAATCACTTTGATTCGGCGAACCGTTTGCCCATTGATAATTCGTTTCCGGAGAAAATAGGGGTGCGTTCTCGCGTTTTATAATGGTTTGAGACCCCTGACCTTGATAATTGTCTAAAATACTCTCGTTTGAATTTGCGTCCAAATGGATATTTCGGAGTTTGCTCCCAAAAAACGGGGTCATATTACTGTGTTTGAAATATGAACCATCCACGGATTCTCCTGTCAGAGATTTGTATTGTGTATTCCGGGATGCATTTTGAGTGTTGGACATTTGATTGACGTTTCCATATTCAAGGGATTGGGCGAACGGGTTTTTCACTTGGTCGTTCACATATGGATTGAAATATTTATCCGTGTATACTTTGGGTGTGTCATACATATTAACTGTCGATAGTTTCGACGTCAAATCCGTTTCGCGATTTTGAATCGGGAATTCGGAGGGGAAATTTACATTGGGAATATTGGTATTGGGTAAAACATTGGTGCGATTTTCAAAAGATTCTTGCGATGATGATGTGCCGTTTTTAGATTGATTCGATATAATGTAGAGACCACCTAATGCGACTAAAGGTATTGCTAATTCCATATATTATACATAATTATAAAATATTCCGGGGCATCCACACATTTCGCACTTGCGTTTTATTTTGCATTTGTTTTGCCCCGATTGCCCCCATTGCCCCCGATTGATTCCCCCACTTTATTCGACCACTGGATTCTTAAAGAAAAAATTGACGGGTTCGACGACACCATACGCTTGTGGTTTTGGTACATAACTGTTTTTCTCCAATATGCGGGTTTGCAGATTCCATTCAAACGGCACTTCGACCCCGTGTTGCGGATTGATAAGGGGCGTCTCCCAACGTGTATGGTCGTGGTCTTTATACATCCACGCAGGATGACTTGCGCGTGATTCTTCCACAAAGGGATCTATTTGTGAATACGTAATTTGCGCGGTTTTTGCGGCGTGGGTCTTATAGTCATTTGCATCGACTAAATCTCGGTTGGATTTCCGGGATAATCCCAATAAATCACTTTCTAAATGGACCGTATTGGTCGTCAAATTTGCACCCCAATATTGCATTCGTATATGAGGGTCGTTAAAAAAAGGCATTTGAGTCCCATTTCCAGGCGTGTTTAATTGATATCGCCCCATAAAGGTACTTTCTTCCAATTGTTTTTTTATCCTAAATTCGTCATCGTGAAATCGTGTAAACATTCGGTAACTTTGTATACTATTATATATATTATTGGAGTAAAAATAGAGTATATTATTATTTTCCGTCTAAAAAACAACATAAAACATTTACGCATTGTCATACATAATATTACTGTATGACCACGACCGCCACCACCACCACCGCCACCACCACCTACTATTTATCGACCGCGACAGAGGCCATCACCACCACAAAAAACACGCCTAAAATATGTCTGAATATGATTGTAAAGAATGAATCCCGTATTATATTGCGTTTGTTGGAATCGGTATGTCCATACATCGATTATTATTGTATTTGTGACACGGGAAGTACGGATGATACGATTCAAATCATTCGCCAGTTTTTCGATTCGCGCGGAATATTGGGCGCCATATACGAAGAACCCTTTCGCGATTTCGGGTATAATCGAACCTTTGCGTTGAAAAAATGCAGAGAAGATGAGGTCACACGGGCAGCCGATTATGTGCTATTGTTGGATGCCGATATGAAATTGGAAATCAAGGTTTCACCCGAAGAGTTTCGGCAGTGTCTTACAGTGGATTCGTATTGTGTATTCCAGGGTTCAGAGACGTTTTTTTATAAGAACGTCCGTATATTGGCGAATCGCGACGGATTTTATTATTGGGGTGTCACACACGAATATTTGTTTGAACCGGATGGGACGATTCAGCATACTTTGCCAATGAATATTATTTTTATCAATGATATTGGAGACGGTGGAAGCAAACAGAATAAATACGAACGTGATATCGACCTGTTATTGAAGGGATTGGAAGAATTGCCCGATAATGTTCGGTATACGTTTTATTTGGCAAATAGTTATCGCGGTGCAGGACAAAACGAGAATGCAATCAAATATTACAAAAAACGTATTGAATTGGGTGGCTGGCGCGAAGAAGTCTGGAATAGTTATTTTTCAGCGGGTCATTCTTATAAACAACTCGGCGAAATCGAGAAGGCCATTGTGATGTGGTTAGAAGGATATGATTTTTGGAATGGGCGTATTGAAAATCTCTATGAGGTCATAATGCATTATCGTATTGTTGGGAAACAGAGATTGGCTTATTCAATATATGAAATTGCAGAGAAAAGCATTCGAGATAAGACTACATGGGACCACCTGTTTTTACACAAATCCGTGTATGACTATCTGTTGGATTATGAAATGACCATTTTGGGATATTATCATAATGATGCCGGATATGATCTGAAACGCCTTTGTATGAAAGTGATTTCGCATCCGGAATGTCCTACAGGAACATTGAACAATGTATTGAGCAATTACAAATTTTATACCGAGGGTATTTCGAATTGGCAGAAATTCGAGAATGGAAATGTACGTGACCAATTGTCGAAAATTGGCGAGCAGTTTCTCTCGACGGGGGAACTAAACGGATTCGTTTCGAGCACACCCTCAATAACCCTGTATGACAATACATTGGTAGCGAATGTGCGATACGTGAATTATTCGATTGATAATCAGGGGAATTACATAAATGGTAATCATATTTCCACTGTGAATGTGGTGGCCGTGTTTGATATATCGGCTCCGATTTGGGTCAAACAGGACGAATTCATATTGGGATATGATACGTCATTGGATGGTCGATATGTTGGTCTGGAAGACGTGAAATTAACCTGTATGAAACGCGTGAATATTGGCGATGAAACGGACGGGGACGGACACGTGGTCTTGTACAATGCAAATCGGGGAGTTGGAGATGGAATGTTGGTGGAACACGGGATTGTGGATTTGAATACAAAAAACGTAAAAGGGGGGCTTATCAAAATACCCAATCAATCCAATTTAGAAAAAAATTGGGTGATTCTTCCAAAGACGGGGGTCGACGGAAGATTATTAATGGTCTATGGATGGTTTCCATTGCGAATTGGTTCGTTGATGGAAGATGGTATCTTGGATATAAAACACGTGTATCAAACACCGAATTTCTTCCGAAATGTCAGAGGTTCTACCAATGGATTGATTATTGCCGACGAAATATGGTTGATTTGTCATTATGTGAGCTACGAAGACCGGCGATATTATTATCATTTGATGGTTATCTTGGATGCAAACACATACCAATTGAAGCGTCATACACGGTTATTCACGATGGAACGCGAGAAGGTCGAATACACCACTGGTTTTGTGTATTTGAAACGATTGAATCAATTTTTGATTGGATATAGCACGATGGACAAAACGACCAAATGGATATGTCTGGATAAATCCCGGTTTGACGAATATATGATATCGATGTAAAGAAGTAAGTTATATTTTATATTTAGTAGTAGGGTCCATATAGGGTCATATAGGGTGAATTATCAGAGAATTCTCTGAAATAACCATAAAGAAATCCACATTTTTGACAAATGGATTCACCACATAAATAGTTTTGTAAAAATATACAAAACTATTTTCCCTACATACTTTATATCTTAGAATGGAATTCAAATTAACTCCACTTATATTATTTTTATTGATCCTATTGGTTTTAGTAATTTCCATAGTATTTATGAAAAACGTCAATCAAGAAGGTTTAATTGATTTCTATTTATCTTCGAGTCCTACAGATGCTTCGAACGTATTGGTTCCAATTTATTCGACGAATTTCTATTTGAGTAAACTGTATGACAGTGTATATTTTGACAAACGAAACGCCAATTTAGTGGTTTTGAATGGTCCAAATACCGGAACTTCTACTACAGTTTCAACTGGATTAACCTCATTGAATATATTACCTCGAATGAATAATGCATACAACAATGTAGTTAATTACACGAATCCAGGAACGGCTATTACAAATTATGATTCAAACGAAAGTAAAGTGACTTCTGTTATCGAAAGTTACCAAGTATCCAATTTGTATAATCTTTCATATTCCGTTTTTTATTTTGCTTGGAATAGAGATACCTATATGCATTTGATGGATATGACGTTAAACAAACATATTGCATCTTATTACGTAAATGGTAGTATTCCCAATACAATAAATACATTTGATTTTTCCAGTAATAGTCCTCTTACTCCTAAAGCATATCCTACAGTTAATTTAGCTTTAAGTCCCGAAACTACAGACCCATCTAATAATAGTGCATTCAACTTAACTATTCCTCAATATGACAATTCCAACACTGTATATCAATTAAATTCCAAGATTCTGTATGATCCTCTGAGAGGATATGTCATATGTACATCTGGAAATCCAAATGTAGCCGGGTCTACATTCACAAATATTTATGATTATCAAGGAACTGACCTTTATAATGCTGCGGTTACTACTACATTAACTGGAGCTGCAACTACTCCTGCTCGTGTAACTGCATTAGTTGGAAATACAACACCGTATTCAAGTGTTGCTTCATTTACATCTACTGTAGTAAAAGGTTCTGCAGATGTAACTAATAACATATTAATTATGTCAACTGGCAACAAAAAAGTACTTGCGTCTTTTACCAAAAGTTCGGCAAATGTTCCCAAAGTGGCCAATTATTTAAAATTCACTGGAACGACGATTGATACTACGACAACTACTACTATACTAATGGGTAATGCGGTTGCAGGTAGTGGTAATGTTATTCTGGGTAATGCGGCTCCTTCTCCTGGTAGTGTATCTTTAGACTCTTCGAGAGTTTATTCCGAATACATGAAATGGTATACATATTGGAATTCTGTAGGACAACCCGGAAATAAAGGATTCTCTGATGATTATTTATTGAAAACCCAAATTGTCCCACCTATTTGTCCTGCATGTAGTAGTGGTGGAACCTGCACCAATTGTAATGCAGGAGGTAGTTCATACCGTGCTGGTTCTGGTGCTGCTGCAGGTGCAGGTGCTGGTGCAGGTGCAGGTGCAGGTGCAGGTGCAGGTGCAGGTGCTGCTACTGGTGCTGGTTCTGGTGCTGCCACTGGTGCTGCAACTGGTGCTGCAACTGGTGCCGCTACTGGTGCTGCTGCAGGAAATACAGTGGCTCAACCAACCGGAACGGTAGTTGCAAAAGCCGATGGACAAAAAGAATCGGTCGCTGCTACAACCGCAAAACAAATGACATATGTAGACAGAGGAGGTGCATTAATCAGCACGGCAGATCCAGATACATTAGGAGGAGGATTAACTTTAGGACAATTGAGTTTTATGGCCGGATTACAGGATGTAGGACACGTGATAGGAGATAGTACAGATAATGCGGTCAATAAAGTGGGACAAGGACTTGGTTCTGTAGGACAAGGCATCGGAAGTGCAGGAAGTGGTGTTTATAATACCGTCAATTCTGCTGGAAGTGGTATTTATAATACCGTCAATGCTGCGGGAAGTGGCATTGGAAGTGCAGGAAAAGGTATATATTCTGCAGGTGCAGGTATTGGCGGTGCTATCAAAGATACTGGTTCAAGTATTGGCGGTGCTATCAAAGACACTGGTTCTTATTTTGGAAATGCATTAAATAAAGTAGGCAACGTGGCATATGATACCGGAAAATATGTGGGCACTGGTGTCGGAAATACAGTTAGTAGTTTAGGAAATAAACTCGAAGATAGTATCGAGCGCGACCGAAACAACCGGTCTCAATCAAACGGCGGTGGCGGCGTCGGCGGAGGTTCCATGTCAAACAGTAATATTCACGATGCCGGGTACAAAGACAATTATTTTGACCCATCGAGGCAATCCTACAGTAACTCTTACCGCGGAAATGTTCCTGACCAAGGGGCCACCATCAATTCCGCCGGACAATACACCGGAACTTCGATTGACAACTATTCTTATTATGGCGCACTGCAATCCAAAGGTGCGAATTTTATGCCTCTTACAAGTGATTTTAGTAAATTCGGGCGTTAATGCCCCCCCCCTCCCCCCATCCCCCTCCCAACATCCTGTCCTATTCTATTTCTTCATCGGAACATTCTTCTATAACCACATCTTTTTTCACATTCTTGTCCAAAAATCGATACATTCGTTTAATATCCAATTTATTGATTCCGTATTCTTCAAAAATCAAATTCACTGTATTCAACTTTTCAATTTGATTATAAAAATTCATTCCAAAATATAATCGCAATTCTTGAAACAAAGTAATCAAATCCTTTTTGTCCATATCCAATATTTGACACAAATTATAAATAAACAAAATATTGTTATATTCCGTCGAATATTTCGTCAATACTTTTGTAAACCGGATTTCGTCAATGTGCGGTTTCTTCTCTGATGAAAAAGTATCGTGGTATATTTTGTTATTATAAAACGTTTTTATCAGAGAACTCATTTCATTAAATTGCCATATTTGATTCTGAAATGTAATTCTATCTATAAAATCGGCAAAACAAATATTGTCCAACACCCGCAAATAAAATGGCAATGCCCGTTCATTCGAAAGTTTCGAAATCGGTTCAATGATATTCTCGTGCCATAAAAGTGCCACGATAGTCCGGTCCGTTTCATTCATATAATTACTGTGGCGTTCAATGGGAATCGGATGATTAATCAGTGTTTTCGTGATTTTCTTCGTATCTTCATTGTAGGATTTCAAATAAAACAGGTCGTCGATTGTCTTTTCATTGATCAATTCCGGCGTTGAAATATAAATATTCTCTATGAAATTCCATTTTTGTAAATCATTGTTGCAATAATCCACGATTTTGGACAATAGCGCCGGATTCAATCCGGCTATCTTGGTTTGAATCAATGTCTCCATTTGTTCATGCGTGGGTGCTTTCAATTCATATGTATGACACACCTTCATCAATTCACGGATTTTCTTGTCGATATAATAATTGCCAATACAAATAATCGGATTCATCGTCTTTTGTTCCAATCGCTGTTTTTTCGTTTTTTTCTGGCGAATCAATTTGATTAGCGCTGTGATACCCCCCTTGTCGCCATTATTCATTCCGTCGATTTCGTCCATGACAATTGCGATTCGTTTGACTTGACCTTGCATCATATTGAGAACATTATACGAGGATATATTATTGGAGGTTATTGTATCAATCATGGATTTGTTGCGAATATCACCGGCGTCATAATTGATGATATCATAATTCATTTCTCTGAGTATTTCATTTACAAAAGTCGTTTTTCCACATCCTGGCGAACCATAAATATAAATTCCCTTTTTGAATGTGAGTTGATTACAATTCGTATGGAAATTACGTAATATATCCATCATTTGTTGTTTGGTGTGCTGACGGTTTAATATATCTTCGGTTGTAGTTGGGTGTGGGTGTGGTGTTGTCATACAGGGTTATTATTTGTAATATACGTATATGATTCTATATATGTATATTGTTTTTGTGTGAAATTGTTTTTTTATACTGACTTGGCCGACTTGGCCGACTCGGCCGACTCTGCCGATTCGGCGTCTTTCATTTCCAATTTTAGTTGTAGGGTTTTTATGATTTCGTCTTGTGTATGAATTTTGGTCTGTTGGTCCGTCATAATCTGTATGATTTGTTCTTTGGTAAGTGGAATGGACGGTTTGCCTTCTTGATTCATCATGATTTGTCCCACAGTATTATTTTGTTGATTTGTCCGGAGTTGGGTCAATTCTAATTCATACTCTTTGATTTTGGTTTGTTGCTCTGTAATTATTTGGACGATTTGTTCATTGGAAAGGATAACGGGAGGTTTACCTTCTTGATTCATCGTGATTTGTCCTACAGGATTATTTTGGTTTGGGAATGGGTTTTGCTGCTGTTGTGCCATTTTGGCACGTTCGATTTCCATTTCTTTCATTTGTTTTAAAACATCGGGTTTCATTTTGGGATTCCCCGGTTCGTATTTGTCCAAAAGATTGTCTATGTCGGTCATAAAGAATTGTTTGATGGGGGCTTCTTTCGATTGTCGAATGAAATGGTCGACGGTTTTATGGGACGGTTTGAAAAAATCGGGGTGTTGGCCCGAATCCAATAATTTGCGTTTGTCGAACGTATTGTGGATATGCGAAAACACCAATATACTTTTCAGAGGATCCAATTGAACAAATGGAATGGTATAGTTTTTCAAAAAGGCCTTTTCTTCGGCCAGAGCCGCGTGGTCTTCATATTGCGTCTGTTTCAATAATTCGGTTCGGAATGCGAACGTTCCCGCCGTTGCGTGATTGGGGCCATATGGACCACATTGATACATCTGTTGGATATGTTTGAAATAAATATAGATTTCCGATGAACCGGCACAAAGGGCATCGCGGTTTTCCATTAGGCGTTCGACTGCGTGTTCGACTCGTTCGGGGGGGTAATAATCGTCGTCGTCCATATAAACAATGATTCCGCCTTTGGCTTGTTTGTGCATAAAATTGCGTTTTTCACCTAATGGCATCTTTTTGTCCTGTTTGAAATATTTGATTTGTGGAATGTCGGCGAGTTTGACCATATCATCGATTTTATCCGTTCCGTCGTCGACAATGATCCATTCCATACGGTCTTTGGGATATGTCTGATTACGGAAACATTGGAACATCATTTCGATGAATGGACGGCGATTGAATGTGGGAGTACATACCGATACAAATGGATTGAATTTTTTGGAGAGTTTGGGTGTATGTGCGGTGGTTTTTCCCATTTGTTGGTTGAGTTGGTCAAATATAAATATATGGATGTCATATATTTATATTGTTTATAGGTGGGTTAGGTTTAGGGTTTAGGGTTTAGGGGTTTATCCTACAGGGATTTTTTGTTTTGTTTGGTTTTGCGTAGAAAACGTTTGATTTGTTTTTTGCTTTTGTGGATTTTCTTGTGACGGCGGGTTTTTTTGCCCCCGAGATTCGGTTTTCCTCCTTTTGTTCTACATTTGTCGGTTGCAAATTTGATTCTATCTGTAATATCTGGATCAGCATTTAGTTTACCATTTACTAATTTTATATTTCCAGGTTTACCATTTTTATCTTTTTTACCTGTAATTACTTCTTTACAAATTCGTATATAATTAATAGAGGATATTTTGTTTTGTGAATTCATCATACCGGATATTACAAATGGAAGATTACCTTCTTTATCTGGTACATAACTATCCGTTATTTTCATTTTCTTATTGTTGTCGTCTTCTTCGTCGTCTTCGTTGTCGCCTTCTTCGTTGTCGCCTTCTTCGTCGTCTTCATCGTTGTCGTCACCTTCGTCGCCGTCTTTTTTGTCACCTGATTTTTGTTGTTGTATTTCACTAAAGATATTATTTTTTTGTTTCAATTCATTAAATATATTAGTTTGGTCGGTTTTATCCATTTTAATATTATGTTTTTGTATAAACTGACCAAATTCTTTTTTGGACATTTTTCTTAATTCGTTTGCTTTGTCTACAAATGTATTAAAATCCCCTTTTCTTAAAGATTTATATGCGTCTTTCGCCAGACTGAATCCTTTTTTTATTTTTTCAACTGTAGATAATTCTTGTTCTTCTTTTGGTTTATCATCGTTTTTATCTGAACTTTCTTCTTTTTTATCTGAACTTTCTTCTTTTTTATCTGAACTTTCTTCTTTTTTATCTGAACTTTCTTCTTTTTCTTGAACTAAATCTTCTGAAGAATCTGCTGGTGATTCTTTATTTTCAGTTTCTGGTGTCATAAATGAATCTGGAACGGCATTTGGATTAATAGAGACATCACCTTTTACATCCGGGTCTGCAAATCCCACATTTTTCGCAATTTCACGACCAGCAACAGCAGATACAATATCTGCGAATCTGTCTTTAATACTTGATGAAGTGGGTGGTTTGTCGTTAGTTACAGGTGCAGCAGGTACGGTATCGTCACCCATATTATATATATATTCATATTTTTTTCCAAACCACATCTTCCACTTTCACTTTCAACAACACCGGTTCACGATCCATCCGAGAAATCCAAAAGTGATATTCTCGAATTGAATCCATTACTACAAATCCAATACAGAATTCGATTCCCCGTTTTTCAAAAAAGAATAGTTCCGACATACTAATCGGTTCATATGTAATTCCGTCCAACATTACCAATGCATGATAATATCGTCTTGGACTTCCTTCTTCTGACAAATGAACGACACCTATCAGAGAATGGGGTAAAAGCGTATTTTTCACAAAAATAGAAGACCCGCGGAATTTGTCAAACAGGGGTATTTTGATATTCACCTGTTTGACAATCTCGAGTCGTCCATTTTCACCATTCACCCGTCCAATCTGATATGGATTCCAACTATAAATATACATTTGATTTCCTAAAGGTATCCAATTCTTTTCTATCCATGTATCTGTTGGAGGTTCAATGATTTTGGCCATTTTAAATTGATGCGTATCGATGTCATACAGACCCTCTATCATTCGATTACGTCCATTGTTCGAATAATTCACACTGTTTGCCGAAAATCGAATCTCGCCGCCGCTGCCGCCGCCGCCGCCCTCCTCCTCCGGATTGTCAAACAGGCGAATATCTTCCAATCCAATGAATCGAACATTTGGGTCATTTTCTAATCCAATCTCTTCTTCTGTCATACAGTGTATTTGTTTTATGTCGTATTTGGCGCCGCAGGCGCCACCGCCACCCCCATCCCCATCCCCATCCCCCCCTCCCTCCTCCTCGTACGTCAATTCCGCAAATACATTTTGAGACCGAATGATACTATCTTCGTTTTTGAAATAATACGCGCCATTGTCCAAAATCCAGTAATTCAAATAACGAATATTTA